ACAACACTTAAAATTAAAGAGAGAAGATAAAATCTTTAATAACTCTTGGAATAGTGGAGATGGAGTATCTGACGAAATGTATCATAATACAGGGATTAGGTTAGATCCTGGCCATACTGATAGTCATCTATTAGATGCAGCATCATTTGATAGGTATACTGATAAAATGATTATTGAACGAGACTTAAATCAAATTGCATTGTCAGATGATATTATGATCGGATTAATGAATATTTCTCAAGAGAGTAGAAAGTTTACAAAACCTGAACTTAACTTGGCCTTTTCTAGACTAAATGAATTAGTTATAGCTAATAATAAAACAACTTTTATTGGACCAATTGATGTATTAGACTTTGTTTCAATGATTTCCCAAATGGATTTTAAAAGACTTTTTGAATCATTAGAATATGAACACAAAGAAGTACTTCTATTAGAACTCAATAATAAGTTTGGAATACTAGATGGTAAAGTTAGATTTAAAAAACTATTTTAATGAAGTTAAACAACATAAACAAAATATTTGTAGTTGGAGATTTACACCTCGGAATCAGAAACAACTCAGTTGAGTGGGCAGATATTCAAAAGGAATTTCTATTAGAAGTTTTACCAACAACTGCTCAAGAAAATGGATTTAACCCAGAAACAGATATTCTTATTTTAGAAGGTGATATTTTTCATTCAAGAGAATCAATTAATGTTCGTATACAAAATGATTCAATGGAAATTTTTGAAAAACTATCCAAAGTATTTAAGCGTGGAGTTTTTATTATTTTAGGTAATCATGACGTCTATTATAAAGATTCCAATCAAGTTAATTCAGTTAGACACCTAAAACACCTTGCTGAAAATATCCATGTATTTGAAAGTCCAGAAATTCTAACGATCAACGATACTGAAAATTGGTTAATGCTACCTTGGGTAGAAGACGTTAAAACATTAGGCAATTATGTGGCAGACTATGTAGGTATGTGCAAACGTATTGTTTGTCATGCAGATATTAAAGGATTGAAGTTTAATAGATGGACTAAAGTTGAGCATGGATTAGAGATTACAGCACTATCCCAGTATGATAGGGTTTACTCTGGTCACATCCATCATAGACAAGAACAAGATAATATATTGTATACTGGAACTCCTTACCAGATGGACAGGGGTGATCGTGGGAACACTAAGGGCTACTATGTAATAGATGCTAAAGACAACTTTAAGGAAACTTTTGTAGAGAACCAGGTGTCACCAAATTATGTTAAATACGATATTTGCGAATTATTAGATATGAACGTAGACCAACTAAAAGGTTTACTAACTAATAATTTCGTTGACGTGATGATTGAAATAAACCTTTCAAATAAAATTCCAATTAGCCAGTTCCTAATGTTACTTGAACAGGTTAAGTATAGAAAAGTTGAATTTTTTACTTATACTAGTGATTCGTCTGAGTCTACTCCTGCTGAACTGTCATTAGACTTATCTAGTTCAGATAAATTTGACGCATTTGAAATTTTTAAAACATATTTAAATTCTAAACAATATTCTCAAAGTATGAAAAAGGATCTAGTCACTAAATTCTTTGAAATACAAGAGAGAGCAAAACAAGAAAAAGACTATGCTTAAACTAGGATTATCAGAAAAGGCTCATGTACTATTTGATCATAATGGCGGAGTTCCGTCTGTTATTTCAACTGACCGTATTATTGTCGGAGAGATTATTGAAATATTATGCGCTCAGCATATTTCAATTAGCGATGGGTTTGAAATATATGAAAGGCTCCCATCATTTGCCAATTGTGTTCAACCTAATGAAATTAAACTAAGGGAATTAAACCAAAAAACTGACGATCTATACAAAAGCCTACTGGCTGACCTTATGACAAATGGCGACCCTTCTCAAGAAGAAATTGAAAAACTTCGAGAGCATCCAGAATTATTGAGTTTTTTTAATTCATATAAATGGTTAGATATGTTGATTGGAAATATTCCATATTATCATATAACAGATCTGCCTAATGCTAGAATTGTTTGGAATACCGACTCTAATGTTTGGAACGTTGTTGCAACTACTGAAATTCTATCTGGAAAAACTATAACCTTACCCATTAAGAAATAATTATGAAGATAAAGGAATTTGCATTTAAGAATATTTGCTCATATGGAAATAAAGTACAAACTTTTAAATTTTCGGATGACCCAAATTTAATATTAGTTCAGGGAACAAACGGTTCAGGTAAGTCTAGTATTTCTGACGCTTTAACCGTATCAATTTATGGAAAATCTGGTATCAGAAAGATTAAAGAAATTCCAAATCGAATTAATAAAAATGCATATACATCAGTTAAGTTTACTGCAAATAATGGCGATGAAGTTGAAATAGAAAGAGGTATTGAACCAAATTTTTCAAAAATCTTAATTAATGGTAATGATTATAATTTACCTGATAAACGTAGAGTTGACGAATTTATTGAAGAAGAATTAGTTAAAATTCCATTTAATGTTTTTTCAAATACCATTTCTCTTTCGGTAAATGATTTTAAGAGTTTTGTTAAACTTAGCCCTGCAGATAAACGCAAAATCATTGATAAAATTTTTGGACTAGACCTAGTTAATGATATGAATCAGTTAGTTAAGGAAGATGCTAAAACTGTTAGAGGAAAACAAACTTCTAGCCAAACTGCCCTTACTAAAAATCAACACTTATTAGAACAGTCGGTTCAGCAATTATCTAATCTGCAAGAAGACCTAACTCAAGAAAAAGAAAATAGAATAGTTCAACTAAATGATATTTTGGTCAGAGCTGCTGAAAAACAGTCTGAAGTTAAATCATCATATTCTGAGATTAAAATTAAATTAGATTCAGCAAAAACTGATCTAAAAACAGTTAGAGAATCTAAATCAGCGTGTACCTTTAATATTGCAGAAATTGATAAAAAGCTATCAATCTATGCTAAAAACAAATGCCCACACTGCTTAAGCGATCTAACAGATACGGTTCACATTGGAATTAAACAACAATTAGAAGAAAACAAATCTCGTTTTCAAGAAGAGTTAACTCCAATTGCAACTAAAATTTCAGAAATAGAATTTGGAGCAAGGGATCTTGAAGCTTCTCAAGAAAAATTTAGAAATGATCATGCTAAATTATCGTCAGCAATTGATTCAGCTAAACGAGAATTAGATTCCCTAACTCAATCACAAGATTCTGAAAAACAAACTCAATATCTACAAAAGATTATCGATCAGTTAAATGAAGATATTGAATCCACCAAGTCTGAATTAGGAGAATTAGAAAAGGAACTTTCTGTTAATCAGGAATTAGAAGTAATTCTTTCGGATAATGGAATGAAAAGAATCTTAATGAATCAAATTATTCCACTTCTTAACAAGAATATCTTAAGAACTTCTAAATTGCTTGAATTTAAATTTGCATTTGAATTTGACTTAGAGTTTAATCCAATTATTACTCATCTTGGAATGCAGATTTCTCCAGAATCTCTTTCGGCTGGCGAACAAAAGAAAATGAATCTAATTGTTCTTTTATGCATATTAGAATTAATTAAGATGAAAAACAATAAAATTAATCTACTTTTCTTAGATGAGATCTTTTCTTCTCTAGATTCAGTAAGTATTTACAAAGTAGTTGATTTATTAAAAACATTTGCTAAAAAGCATAATATGACAGTTTTTGTGATCTCCCATGATCCTCTACCTGAAGAGTTTTTCGATATTAAGTTATTTGTCGAAAACAAAGACCATTTTTCTGATATAAGAGTAAATTAATATAGAACTATGCATACTTACAAAGGAACATCATTTGCGGAAGCTTACCAAAAGTCATTAATCGATTTAATGGACAATGGTGACTTGTGCGAAACAAGAGGTACTACCAGTAGAGAATTATTAAATGTTTCTCTAGAAATCACTGACCCAAGTCAGTGTATGTATACTAACATGACTAGATCAACTCAGTCTAAATATATTGCTGCTGAATTTTTGTGGTATTATTCTGGCCGTAATGATGTAGCATTTATTTCAAAATACGCTAAATTCTGGGAACAAATTCAAAATCCAAACGGTACTGCAAATTCTGCATACGGTAATTTAATATTTAAACCAAAGTCGCTAGGTGGAATTACTCAATACGAATGGGCAATTGCATCTTTGGCTAAAGATAAAGATAGCCGTCAAGCAATTTTACATTTTAATACACCAGAACATCAATATAATGGTAATAAAGATTTTGTCTGTACTATGTACGGCATTTTTCATATTAGACATAATAAGCTGCACTTTAGTGTTTATATGAGATCAAATGATGCAATCTGGGGTACTCCAACTGATGTTGCATTTTTCTGCTCTCTTCAAATGCAAGCATTAGCGCATTTAAAAGAGTTTTATCCTGAATTAGAATTAGGTTCATACACGCATCATGCAAATTCATATCATATTTATGATAGACACTATGACTTAGTTAGTCGTATGCTAGTTGGAGAGTTTGTACCGAGTAGATTGCCATTAATTAAAACAAACTTAGTTTCAATGTCAGGTCATCCAACTCAAGAGTTTATAGATATTTTTGAATTTATTGACCAGGATCAAGATGAAATTTTAATTCTTCAAGAAAAAGAAGATCTATTAACTTGGATCGTAAACCAATTTGATCATGATAACTAGATACGATATAGTTTATATGAAAATGGCTTCAGAATGGGGTCAGCTGTCTAATGCTCGCCGTAAAAAAGTTGGAGCTCTGCTAGTTAAGAATAACACTATTATTGCAGACGGGTATAATGGAACTCCATCTGGTTTTGAAAATGAATGTGAAAATCCAATCTTTGATACAGATGGGACTTTCCTAGATTATGAAACTAAATGGTATGTTCTACACGCTGAGTCTAATGCCCTAGCCAAGGTTGCAAAATCCACCCAATCATCAGAAGGATCTACCCTTTATGTTACAATGTCTCCTTGTAGAGAATGTAGTAAACTAATTTTACAAGCAGGTATAAAAAGAGTAGTTTATTCAGAATCATATAGAGACTCTGCCGGTCTCGATCTCTTAAAAAAGGCAGGGGTTGATGTGGTACAGATTAGTTCTGGCCAAGAATAAAAATTGTACTAGTATTTTGACAGAAGAAATTGCCACCCGAGAATTATCCATTGTCTTTGTAAGAGATTATAAAACATATGTTGAACATTTTTCCAAAAAAGGTAAAAGCGACTATGCGCTTAACATCAATAAGATTATGAAAGAAAAATTTCAAACCGAAGTTTTTATTCCAAACAAAGTTCAAGCATTTTTACTTAATTATGAAATTTCAAAATTGATTGATAAAGTAATTAAAATAAAAAATCAAAAATACACTAGACTGATTTATCTTAATAGCGAACTTTCCCCAACTGGTATTTTGAATTCAATTAATTTTCTTAAAACTACATATAGCTGGGTAGACTTTGATTTTTCAGTAGTCGATCCAGACAAGGAATTTCAAGCCGTACTAAAAGACATAAAAAAAGGAGGACTATAAAGTTCTCCTTTTTAATTTAATTAAAAGTTTATATTATTATTCTTCGTCTTCGTCAGTTAATTCTTCTGACTCGTCCTCTTCTGGCATTTCAGAAACCTTTTGAATAGCTGCTTTAAATATTTCAACGCATTCTTCTTTTTCAATTTCCATTTTTTCACAAGCAATTTCTAAAATTTCTTTTAGTTCATCGCTAAACTCTTCCATAAACATTTCAAGAGTTTCTTCATCGATTTCGGGTTGATCTTCTAATTGTACGTCATCATCAGCTTCTTCTTCAAACATGTAATTTTCAAATTGAGGAACATGACTTTCTTTTACTATTGTAACTCCCATTGCTGGAGGTGTATTTACAGGCTCTTCGATTTTAATTTTGGCAGCACGGCTTGGTACATCGCTATGGAAAGCTTTCCAATAACCATCATTATTATGATTCTTACCGCCATTTTCAAAATTAGCGTCTCTTTTTGCAATATTAGTCCACTCTTTTAAAGACTTTCTTTTAGATTTATCAAATGACTCAGTTTCGTTAGGTCCACCAAACGAAGGGGCTTTCATATCCATAAATCTTTTAAAGTCTTTAACGTCGTTACTTTTTAGGTTAAAAATATCCATTTAAATTGGTTTTAAATTTTTAGAATTGTCCATTTCTGGTTTCTGTATAAGAATCTGCGATAAAATTAAATTTAGCAGTATAGATTCCATCTTCAGTATAGTTTAATTTCATCTCATATATTAAACTAGAATCTCCGTATACAAACACTGGAGAAAATGTAAATTCTCTGTAAATATCACCAGCTCTATTGTGTACACCAACATAAATGTTAGCACCATTTGGAGCATAGTCTTTTTTAAGACCTTGACGACCAGTTAATGGATCATATACTAAGTTTGCCCATGCTCTAAACTGATTGTAAATATACATTTCATTTGCATCATTTAAGTTAACCTCAAATGAAACTACAAGCTTAGCACCAGTATCTGCTGGAACGCCTGCTGCAAAATATCTTTTAGAGAATCTGTATCTTTGTTCTTGTAATTTACCAGTACCTGCTTGTTCTGGTAAACCTGTAATCTCTTTTACATGTTCAACTAATAATGGCGTAATTGCATTATTGTTGATTGATGCAGGTGGTGTAATAATTACCGTAAACTGGTTAAGGTATAACGGTTCAAATAGATTACGACCTACTGCGGAA